GTGAGATACTCCAACGACACCGTTTACAGATCTACGAACTCTCAACCTTGAGAGACGTGAATCAACATTCAGAACCTTGACAGTTTCTGTTCCAATCTGGAGGATGTCATTCTCTCTGATGTCTGGATAATTTAAATTACCAACTACATTAATGTAAGTGACAATACCAGTTGCTTCAACAGTTCCGATTCCAGATGATGTTGTTCCTACTCCAGCTACCTTATAGACATTTGTCCCAATACCTGCAACATAAATTCCCTCCAGTTTAGATCCAGAGGTCGAGACTCCACTTATGGAGATAATGTCAGAATTTCTAAAATCATTGGGGTTCTGAGTGAAGGCAATAAATTTACCTTTCACTCCAGATGGATAAAATTCAACTCCAGAAATGGAACTCGTAGCAACACTTACGCTTTCGACAGGTCTTCCTAAGATACGTGAGACCCTTGCAGAAACGCCTCCACCACCTGTGTTTGCTTCATTGAATACAACTGGGTCATTAACCTTATAATTGTTTCCTCCAGTGATAATTCCAACAGAATCGATTGATCCTCTGGTAGCGTTACTAACTTCAACTTCTTGTGTTAAATCATTTGGTAAAGAAACATATTTGTATCTTGTTTTATCTGCGTCAATGTAATTGAAAGGTGAAGTATTTTTGATGTAGTTTGAATTATTAAAATCAAACTCATCTTGGTTTGCTACCTTCTTAAAGTTAAATGTATTTGGCTTTGCGTGATAATTTTCTCCAATCAGATATGGAAATTTTGGTCTTCTAAACCCAGTAAAAGGTGATTGCGTATCTGCTTCATCAGTTGCGATTGTCGCAAAATATGCATAAGTTCCATTTGGAAAATCTGGAGTTACGCAATGTCTTCCGTTGTTTTCGTCAAGAACACTATCTCCCTCTTTATTTTTATAGGTAAAGTCTTCAATAAAGAATCCAGATGGCCACGTTGTTAGAGGAGGTCTTTGTGGTTTAGTTGCATCTTCAATATACCCAGTCTGCATAGGAACGACAGACCCACCAGAACGTGTAGAATAACCATATGGGCCATAGATTGGATGTCCATCATATGCCCACCCAATTATTGGAGAGTGTTGCGTCGAAGCTTTTTCTTGTTTGGTGTTTACGTCAATCTTAAGATCAGAATCTCCATATAAAATTTTTCCATCTGAAGCAACAGAATAAATTAACTGCCTAAATTTTCTGGGAGCAAAGACATGGGCATATTGCAATCCAAAATCTTCATTAGTCCCATTTACAACAATACCATCGTCATCTTTAAAATTAAACAGATTCTTTTGGAATAAATTAACTCTCCAATTTTGAAGTTTAGCCCTTAAAGTTGCACCTCTCCCTGGCGAGATAGCAGTAACAGTAGTTGTGGTTTGGTCATATCCAATTCCAGTCTCAAGAACTTTAACTGAAGTTATTTGTCCATCAGTCATTACTGGAGTTATGACAGCACCAATACCATCTCCTACAATTGTTAAATCTGGTGGAGAATTATATTTCTTACCAGAATTTAATACCAATACTTCTTGGAGACGACCATCATTAATTACTGGTAATAACTGTGCCTCCCGTCCAGAAACAACAGTTACTTCGGGTGGTCTGTCAAGATTAAGGACTTCAGATGATCCGTATCCAACACCATTGTTAGAAAGGTTAACAGATGTTATTTGTCCTCGGAAGATTGGTTGAATTTCTGCCTGGAACGTTTCGGAACCAATAGAAGATATTCCAATTTGTCCAGAGATAGAAACTGAAATCTCAGGATAATTAAATGAATGTGTCCCAGCACCTGTAGAAGTCAGATTAATAAATTGGTTAGTATCGTAGAAGAAAGTTCTTGTCGATGTAGTAAGCCCTACTTCTGCTAATCTAAAGTTATCGTTATCAACACCAATAACATAATATTCTTTTCCATCGGTCAACCCACCGATTGCAGAAGTTCCGGCAGTATACTTTACTTTTTCTCCAGATTTAAAATCATGATTTTTTATGCTAATGGAATCCTGATATGTGCTGATTCCAGAAATTCCTGATGATCTTTTTTTATTCTCATATCCAGATCCACTATTGAGTACAAAGACAGACTCAACTATTGATTTTTTATTGACTGTTTGAAGTTGATGAGATCCATTTCCGAAAGAAGTAAATTCTACGGTGTTAATTCCTGCAAGAACATCATTTAAATTCTCATGAAGTTTTACAGTTTGATTATCTTGAACAGAAACATAATACTTAGCATCTGTAGTAAGACCACCAATTCCTTGCTGTCCATTTGTTCTGTAGATTATCTGCTCACTATTTCTCAGTTTGTGATAGGTAGAGAATCCAATAGTCGATTGTGTAGAACCAAGAGCAACTCTATTAGATGCAGCTTCTGAGAAGAATGAAACTGAATGTTCAATTAGTTTCATATTGGGAATAGCAGATGCTCCACTACCATTACCACCCGTAATTGTTATGGTTGGTTTTGAGATATAATCAAATCCAGGATCAAGAACTCTGATAGATTCTAATATTCCAGATACAGCAACGTTTCCAGTTGCACCAGTTCCAACAGTGTCACTGATGAAGAGATTTGGAGGATCAATAACGTCATAGTCAGATCCTTCAGCAAGAACTTCTACTTCATCTATCTGTCCATAATAAACAACTTCTGGAGACTTGTAGTTAAGAATCTCAACACCGTTAACTAAAACACCAGTAAATCCTGGTTCGGTGGGAGTCAGTTTACCAGTATGCTGTGCATTTTTAGGAATCTCTCTAATTAATTTTTGAGATTCGAGAGTTTTATCTCTAAAAGAAAGAGGTTGTAAGGTATTATCAGTTACAGTAGTTGAACTCTCGATTGAAATAAATTTATTATTGTAAACATCACTTTTACTCTTTGCGAGTTTTAAAGTTGTATCACTTATTCTCTTAACATAATACATTCCATCAGGGAAGTTTGCACCAAGAGAAGTTCCTTTTACAGTTCTTGTTTCTACATTTCCGCTGTCATTGACAAATGACTCTTCTTTTAACTCTGCAGCATAGTATACTGCATCACCTGAATAGAAGTTATGTTTTCCAAGAGGAGTTATTTCAAGTTCATCTCCAAGGAAAGTACCAGAGAAAGTAACTGTTCTATCGCTGGTATTGATTGCAGATGTAAAGTATGATGGAATAGACGATGATGCTACAAGGAAATTATCACTATTATCATAAACACCCTGTACATTTGCTTGATATAATTGAGCTGAAGGAAACTGTTGAGCATTTCCTTTTAAAATATTTCTATGTATTGTATACGATCTGTTTGAATTGAGTGATCCAGATCCTTTTATGGCAATTCCAGTATTAGAAAGAATTGAATATACTACTCCCGTTCTTGAAGTTCCAGTATCATCAACAATACTAATACTATCATTGGGGCGGAAAAAATGCGATTGATTTAACTCAAGATCATAACTATTGTCAGAAGCATCTACTAATTTTATTGATTTTACTTTATGTGATGATGCGTAATTATAAAACCAATTTTGAAATATAGATTCAGTCTTGTCTCTACCTAACGTCCTAATTCTTGCAGTATCTCCATCACGGAAATTGGTTGTATTATCTGGAAATTCTAAGTTACTAAGAACGGAGTTAATTCTTACGGTAATAATTTCATCTTGATCTTTAAAAGATCTACCGTATGCAAAAGTATTAATACCAACATCTTCACCATCAGAGATTGTTCCAGTTACGTTGGAACAACCAAAGAACTCAGTTAAAGTTTTAGATGTATATGAAACAACTCCAGAGGTCGTATCACTATATACAACTGCCAGTTCACCGGTAGTACCAAATCCAACAGTAGAGTCAACGTTGAGAATGGTTGCACCAGATCCAACTTGTCCAATCAGTTTTGTTTTAGGATGAATAACAAAAGATCCGCGAATAGCACCTTCAACCTCAACATCTCTATCATATCCACCATCAAGACTTAACTTATAATAACTTTTTGCAGTTCCAACTTGAAGTTTTTCAACCTCAGTTATTGGTGCATATGCTTTTGCAATGTTTTTTACGAAAGGATATGGTTCTTGATTAAGAGTTGCTTGATCAAGATCCAAAGGATCACCAGTTACAGCTTCAACAACTAAGTCGTTAGTAACTCTATAATCCGAGTTGGATGGTGTAAAAAGAAAATCTCTTGGTTTTACAACCGTTACTGGTTCGTTGTATAATGCTTGAAATAAAATTTCAAAAGATCTATCAGTTCCTCTACTCAGATAAAAATCTTTTGATTGCTTTATAAACAGGTTTTGATTTAGTTCACTTGAAAGTGGTCTCTCGTCTAAAAGAGGGAGAAACTGTTTTTTCGTTTTTGCTAAAAATTCTTTTAGGAAAAGATTGCTTAAATTTTTAATCTTAGAACCACTCTTGTGATCATTAGCAGTGGAGGTTCCAAAAACTAAATTTTCGGGATTTATATCTTCTTTATAAGAAGTGATTCCAACAAATCCTCTAACACATCCATCGAACTGAGAATTTGTTTTTGATGTATATGTAATAATTTCATCATCAATTTGAATCAGACCATATGAATCTGGAAATCCCTTAGTTCCAGTGGGATTGATTGCAAGATCAACTTTTACAGTTGTATCAATAAAATCTATATCCGACAACAAAGTGACAGAATCTATAAGATTAGTTGTTTCGTCAAGTTTAATATAACGATCAATATTCTGAATTAAATCAATAGGAGCACCTTGAAATTCTTGTGCTTGATAATATTGTTTTAAAAATTCAGAAATAAGAGGAAACTCCTCTCTTACATAAGAGGGGAGTTGGTTCTGTACGATGTTATTAAACTGAACTCTTTTTTCTGCCATTTTATGATACTATTAGTAACCGTATGAACCGCCACCTGAGCTTCCGCCAGATGATGGAGTAGATGTTGTTGTTGATGTAGGTGTTGATGTTGTTGTGGATGTTGCTGTTCCATCAGCAACAGTTGCAACCGGTGTAGTTCTACCTGTAGGGGTAGTTGTAGAGGTCGCAGCAGGTGTTACGGGAACACTACCTCTTCCACCAGGTCTCACTAAAACTCCATTTGCATAACTTGAAGATACCACATAATTTGATGCTGATGGATCTAATCCAGATGAAATTTCATCTACAACTGTTTCAAAAGTGCTATCTGAAATATCTAATTGTAAGTAAAGATCTTGCAATCCAACCACATCATTAGAAATAGGACATCCAGATATTTCAATAATTGTTTGACCATCTTTTATTTTACCCGATAAAACATTTATCGGATTTAAGGTTAATACGCCCCTCTTATAATCAATTGTTCCAACATTTCTTCTAACAATAGTAGGATTTGTTGAATTTATAGATGGAACTGTGAATAAGAATAATTCTCCAGTTTCTCTATCGGTGTTTGGAAGATCTGAAATGTAAACATCACTGTTAATACCCTCAACTCTAAAAGCGGACGTTTTAATATTGTATCCACTCATTCGTTTAATATAAAACGCATTACCAAAACCGATGGCATATTCAACCAAGGCACTTATGGTTACTCTCAAGTCACGTCGCATCTGAATAGTTGTAATATTAGATGTGATTGATTCGTGACTGTCGTCAATTACCTTCAAGAATTTACTATACTTGAATCTTGCCCCATACTTATTTAACTCAGTTGATTCGGAGTACTTTGTGACATTATTCTGTACTATAGTAGATACAAATTCTGAAGAAGGTGTTAAATTCGTGTTATAATAGACTTTTGTATTACTCTCAATGTAAAGATACTTAAGGTCGAGTATTTCTGGCACAATACCCGCAACAGAATACTTCTTAAGTTTGAGTTTAATATTTTCTTTAATTAAATTAGGTAAGTAATCTCCAAATCTTGGTTTAATGCTAATAAAAACTTTTCCATATTGAGGGGGAACTAATTCCTCACCACCAAATACAGAGATAGACTCTGTTTCTGGATAAATCTTCGATGGAATCAAAGTTTCATAGTCATTTGCCGTCAGTGCTCTATTTTGAGTCGCGTAAATCCTTGGGGCAAACTTCTTAATCGACTCTACTGTTTCAATATTCTCTCCACCTGCTGAAATAATATCAGTGGTTAACAGAGACACCCCAGAAAAGACAGTATACTCAACACTGTTTCTTGTATATGTCAGTTTACCTGAAAAATTAAATTGACCAATACCATTTGCAGCATCACCATTATTAACGATGTAATTTGCGGTTATATAATTACCTTCTTCGAGTGCTTTTCCAAAAACTCCATCTCCAAAGATGAGTTCATATCTTTCATCTTCAACTTCTTGAAGATAGTAAACTTTAGAATCTGAATTAATTTCAAAAAGACTATCTTGCAAACTGTATTTGGCTGCAGCAGTTGCAAATTGATTATTTTTAACCCTAACGCTAATTAAGTCAGTATCAATACCCGCATTTGGTAAAATAAATTTTTGATTAAGATTTGAAGAAGAATAAACAAAGTTTGACTCTAAAAGAACACCCTCATGAATTTCAATATTATCAAAAGATGCAATTCCATCAAAAACTGGAACTGTAATATCTTCTAAAATTGAAAATATAAAAGATTGACCTGAAAATGCACCAGCAGTTGATGCAACAGGTCCTTTTTTTAGTGTAATTGTTGATGGAGTTGGTGTAGTTAAAGTTGTGTCAACAAAGAAACTAACTCTTGCTGATGCAGACTTCCTTGATCTGGGGACATATCCGATATTTCGAGCAAGTGCAACAATATTTTCTCTCAGAGTCGCACTATCAATAAAAACCTCATTCGCAACCATATTTGCGTTGTATGAGGTAATATAAGTGTTGTATGCCAAAACATCAATGATCGTTGAAAGGTTGGACCCTTCAAAATCATAATCAGTAAAGTTAGAGTTTGAGCTTAGATACTCTTTTAGTGATGTTTTAACCTGTTCAAAATCCAGGTTAGAGAAATTGACTAATGGCATTTTACCTTGTGGGTTGCAACACGAATTCTAATTGCTGTGCAGGTACATCTGCACCGATGATGTCATATGTAATTGTTACATCAAACTCATTATTTTCAAAATTAGGAAGAGTTTTAACAGATCTCAATCTTACTCTTGGTTCATTATTTCTGATCGATCTTTCTATTTCATCCTTAATAGATGATGCTGTTAGATCATCCATATTATCAAATAATAGTTTAGAGATTCTTGAACCGAAGTTTTCATCAAAAAACTTCTCTCCAGGAAGGGTAAATACAATATTTTTAATCGAACGAGCAATTGCATTCTCATTTTTGAGTGCAATTAAGTCATTAGTTAGTGGATTCGACTTAAAGGACATACTAACGTCCTTAAAACCTTGACTTACCCTCTCTAAAGGCACAACAATACGGCAATTATGTATTATTTATCAACCAAAAAGTGGTTCTGGATCGCCCTCTGGATCAAAAAGTTCACTCTCTTTGATTTTATCAGTCTTTTTTGGAGTGATTTTATCGTTAGAGATCTCTCTTAGCATTTTTTGATGCTGATCAGCACCCAAATTGTCTAAAAAATCGTTATTCGGAGTCATTTTCCTCTTTTTCAGGTGAATTTTCGCGTTCTTTTGCTGTTTTCCAAAAATATTCGTCCTCACGACCCATACCAAGACGTTCAAAACCGTTTTCAACTTGATAATATTGAGTCGAAACCTTAAAATCGGGCATTTTTGGTTCAACAGGGGTCAAACTATTGTCATAGATACGCATTCTATTGTTTGGATAGAGTGCATATTGTCCATTTTCCAGTTCAATCAGGTTATGAGACTTGTGTTCAGCTGGATTTTCACTTGTTGCATAGTCAACTACCTCAGGATCCTGATGATAATTGTCTAATGTACAAATATAAGTCCCTTTCTGAATCCCATAATCTCTTGTATATAGTTCATAGTCCATAGAACCAATGAACTGCTTCGTTACAGAGACCACCCCATAGTCCATACAGTTCCAAAACTGCAAATTAGGTAGGTTCATATCAGGGTTTGGTGTCTCTGGAGCCGAGACAAACGCGCTGATGGGTAACTTGTCATACATTGCGGCATACTCTGGTAAGTATGTCTCAAAATAAAAAGTGCGCCCAGGAATCGACTTTGCCGATACCCAGACGCCTTTGACAAATTCACCATGACCGCTTTGATGATCCGTAAGATATTCTTTACGTACCCAGACCTCCACCGAGGGGAGGTTACAAATAAGTGCTGCCATGATAAGTTAACATTGCTTTACTTATTTACCCTGTCCACGATAACGCTTCTTTTTCTTATTACGAGAAGTCGCGGATAGTAGAGTATACTGCGAGCGTCCTTGGCGAGTTTTTTTCGGAGAACTCTTGACATAAGTGCCGCCTTTCATCATCATTGTTCAGTACCTCAAATAACGCGAGTTTTTTCGTGACCGACGCGAATCCGAGGATCGCACCAGATTTCATAACCTGCTTCCTTAGCATCAAGACAGAATGAGACATCCTCACCGCACATGTCTTGAACATTGCCAGACTCAAAGACTTGCATCTTAGGAGCAAACCAAGGATATTCCAGATTCTCAAAGACACCCTTCTTGATGAGTACCCATCCAAAACCTGTATAATCCACGGTGAAGGGCTTACGACGCTTACTAATGGATTCTACATTCTCGTGATTCATGACTCCGCCATTCTTACGGAAATCATCTTCTTCCAACCAGTGTGCGACAGAGGTTGTGTGACCATCCTCAGTAGCATACCAACCTGCAACGATTTCTTTCTCTTCACCTTCTGCAGGGATTGCCATGTCACACAGTTGCCAAAACTTCTCAGTGTTGAAAACAATGTCATTATCAATCCACAGTTGATAGTCATACTCAAGACGACCATCCCAAGGAGTTTGCTGAGGACCACGGAGAACATTTGCACCAAGAACCTTACAGCGGGCAAAGTTAACCATTGACGAATAGTCTTGACTAATCTGAATACTCAGACCACTCTGTACCATGTCAAAGCAGAGTTGAACAAAGTTCTTCAGAAATGTATATGAACATCCACGTCCAGGAAGACAGAAAACAATCGTCTTACCTTTCATGCGTTCTTTGATTGCAGCAATGTCCCACTCTGCTTCTTTTTTCTTCTTGGGCGCATTTGCCTTAACTGTAAATCCTTTAGCCATAAGATGAATTAACCTTCAAGATCAATTATAACGTTTAATATGTATGTTGTCAATATGAGTCAGACCCAGGTGGTTCATTCTGGTAATCCGCACCTGCACCTCCATGGGCGCGAACACACTCCTCATAAGACAAATCCTCAAGTTCATAATCAGTCTTCATTAGACCAACCATTCCCTTGAGGGTTTCCCATGTATTATTAAATTGTTCTTCACTTAGATTATTATATAAACACTCTTCTTTTGCGTAGATGTGATAAACCTTTTCCATAGAATTTTTTTGCGCGGAATTTTTTTTCCAGAACTGAAATCGAAAGTCGAATTATATATCAAGGTCGAATTGTCACCTCTGT